ATGGCACTCAATCCCTATGCTCCCGGCGGCAGTGGGACAAGCGCAACCAATGCTGCCAATCCAGCAACGGCCTCGAGCGTCCTAGACCCCTATGGACCAACTCCACACTTAGGGCAGCCAAAGTCCGAACAGCCGCAGAGCATGGTGTTCCCGGGTAGTGACGACACCTCGTTGCTTGACGTGTTTGCAAGCCCCGGTTACACCTCTCCCAAACCGCAGGTCAATACGATTGCAAATATTGCGGCGTGGGTAAGCACGCTTTCAATATTCTTCTTTCCCGCGATTGCAGCCGTGATTCTAGGAATCATTGGACTTGTCGGTTCGACGAGTATGAACGGTGTGGGACGCAGGGCGTCGATTGCGGCAATTATCGCCGGAGTTGTAGGGATTCTGATCTGGTTCCTGGTCTGGATGGCACTATTCTGGCGCTCTTCGTGAGGGATTCCACGCCGAAAGCTGGCGTGAAAATTTCGTGATTTCGACGAATTCCGCTAGCATTACGGGGTGCGTGTTTCACGCTCCGGAGGATTCGCCTAGTGGCCTATGGCGCACGCTTGGAAAGCGTGTTGGGTGCAAGCCCTCGGGGGTTCGAATCCCCCATCCTCCGCGATACGTCCCCGGGATCCGTTGAGATCCCGGGGTTTTTCCTTTGTTTGCAACGTTTTTGGGCTGTGGGTATTGAAACCGATATATACCGATTGGTACGCTTGGGGGCGGTAAAAACGCCCCCAATACGCCCCCACCATTTTTGAGGTTTCGGTCATGCCAAAGAAACTGCCCCCCGGTATCGAATGGGATGAGACCCGCGGAAAGTATCGAGCGACCGTTCACGAGTCGGGGAAGAGATACCGTCTTGGGCGCTTCGATACTTTGATGGATGCGAAAGCCGCTCTCGCGATCGCGCGCGCCGACGTCGCTAGGGGGATCTTCGTGCCTCCATCGGCGAGGCGTGCGGAGGCAAAGCGTGAGGAAGAAGAGCGATCGCGCGCGCAGACGACCGTCGAAGAAGTTGCAGAAGACTGGCTCTCTGACTTTGAGAGGCAGGTGGAGTCTGGGCAACGGAAGCCAGCGACGCTTCGCGAGTATCGATCAGTCTTGTCCGTGCATGTCCTGCCGCGGATCGGCAACATGCCAGTGCGGGAGGTCGCGTCTCGGAATATTCAGCGCGTGGCCGATCGGGCTGCGAGCGCTCGGACGCGGGCGAAGATCGTTGCTTGTATGAGGAGGCTCTTCAATTACGCGGTAGAGCGGGAGATCATCGCTGCCTCTCCTGTGCGGGTCTCAGCACCGAAAATCAAGGGCAGTAGCCTCGACGTCGGAAAGATTGCCTCGCCTCATCAAGTCGCGGCCTTGGCAGCCGCGATGCCCGGGCCTCTCCGTCTATCCGTCCTCCTAGCGGCGTGGTGCTCTCTACGCCAGGGCGAAGCCCTCGGCCTCCAAAGACGCGACATCATCGGCCTGGAATCAGGATCCCCGAGGCTCCGTATCGAGCGCCAGTGGAATCAAAAAGCAGTCCCTCCGGGATACACGACGCCAAAAAGCGGCGCAGCGCGCGAAGTCACGATCCCCACGGCCCTAGTCCCCGTGATCCGTGATCATCTCGACATCTACGTCGCCGACGATAAAGACGCTCCGATCTTCCCCTCGCCGATCGAGCCGGGAAAGCCAATCTCCCAGACCAATCACAATAAAGCGTGGGCAGCAGCGCGCGTCGCTGCGGGCCTACCCGCTTTCCGCTTCCACGACCTCAGACACACCGGCCTCACGCTCTATGCTCAGCAGGGAGCGACCCTCGCCGAGATCATGGAAAGAGGCGGGCACAGCGACGTTGAGGTCGCTATGCGATACCAGCACGCAGCGGAAGACAGAGCGAGGCGCCTCGCAGACAGCCTCCCAGTCGAGCTGTAAAAGAAGTCCCGGCCAGCATCACGCTGACCGGGACCATCGTCTTTTATCACTCGCGGGGAGACTTTTCGCGTCAGCGCGTGCGGTTCCCGCGACCGGGACGCGACGACATCCACTCGTCTATCGTCTCTCGCGTCCAGCCGCGGATTTGTCCGGTAGGGGATTCGATCACGGCGTCCGGAGCAGGCAGCAGGCCCTTGCGCAGGTAGCTTTTCAGAGTATTTACCGATAGTCCGGTGTGGACTGCGACGGAATTCATACCCATGTATGTGGTGGTCATTCTGCCTCCTAGTCGTCGACCCCGACGATGTAAGTGGGGATATCGTGGGCTTGCAGGATCAGGGCTGCGACGGCGACCGCGGCACGGTAGGTCGACATCGGCAGGAGTTTGCTCCAGTACGGCTCGAGCGTCTCGTAATCGCTTTGGTTGATGTACGAGCGCAGGAAAAGAGGCTCCCCGGTTTTCGGCTTGTCCCCGTCGGCAGGATCGGTTAAATCGTCGACGAGATTCATCATCTCGTCCTCCAGCCCGCCGAGGACCATGTGAAGCCACATGGGATCGCGCGGCTCGGTTTTCCCGATCTCCCAGCTGCGCACTCCGCTTTCTTTGACGTCCAGGATCTCTGCGAGCTCGCGCCTCGAGAGGCCAAGACCCTCGCGACGGGTACGAATCCCGATCGAGGTTAGGGGGTACATAATGTCACTCCTTAATAGGGGAGGCCCTCCCCAGTTGTGGGAAGGGCCTCCGTTCCTTTCTCTGTCAGTCTTCGAGATCGGCTTCGATCTGCTTCTTGAAAGCCTCGACCGCGTCGGTGATCGCCTTGTCGGGGGTGCGGGTCTTGGGCCCGTGCTGGCCGACGTACATCGGCTCGGGCCACTCCGAGCGGGGGATGTACTTCTCGACCGTGGGCCAGTCCTCGGTCGAGTTGGTCGAAAACCATTCCATTTCTTCGACGATTGAGAAGGAAGGCTTGATCTCGCCGTCTGCATAGTCGATGTAGAAGCCGATCCCGATGTACATCTCATCGGTGCTGAGGCACGTGTAGAGGATCGCTTCGGGCATCCAATCGGGGGCTTCGGTCCAAGTGTAGGTGCTCATTTCATTTCTCCTTTGAGTTTGTCGGGGGCTTGTCCCTTCCGATAAGAAAAAGAATACGCCGCCAGCGGTGTACGGTCAAGTTGCTCTGCATCTAATTCGTGTAATGTGCGTCACATACTTGAGGTCTAGCGGCAGCAACGTCTTATGAAGCGCGCAGTCGAGCCTCGGCCAAAGACAAGACCTCGCCGCAAGACGATCCCAGCGCGACAGCCAGGGCGTCCATTTCGCCGAGCGTCATGCCAGGAGACTCGAAGCGAAAAATCCGGCCCGATCGATTGTGACCGACCCCTGCAGCGATCGCGATCCGCGCGCGCGACACACCAGAGGCATCGATCATTCCCTGAAGTACTTTAATAGCCTCAATATCCAGAGGTCGCAGTGGCTTTGCTGCGTGTGGCATACCGCAAATCGTAGCCACCCAGGTCAAAAAATCTGCACCTAATTCATGTAATGCGCATCACATTGTTAGCTGCGTCGTGTCTCGGCTAGAAGCTGTCCTGGCTCCATGCCGAGCAGCGCGGATAGCTGCAAAAGCTCGGTGACGGTCATTGCGCTTGAGGCGTCCAAAATAGCCGCGACGCGCGGACGCGAAATCGAAAGTTCGCGCGAAATCCGAGCCTGAGAAAATCCAGCCTCTGCGAACCGGGCACTAAGAAATGAAGCCAATTTTGCGGCTTCCGGAGCAACTTCGAGAGGACGTTTTCCCATGCCTCAAATAGTGCCACATATGCAGTCATTGCGATTGCGCTACCCGTGCAGGTGTGACCTTATGCCGCTGCAAGTCTAAAACAGACTAGCTTGCAGCGGCGCGATCGCAGGCATCGAGACCCCACGACGCCAAATCGACATCCGCACCTAACACGTCAGCTAGCTCGCTCAGAGATGAGCAGCATGCGCGCTCGCGGCTGATGGTGTCAGGGTCGAGAAGTAGACGCGCAGCCAGTCGGTTAGCGCGCAGCTCTCCACGTGTGTCTTGACAGGATGTATGGCCGAGTAGGACGTGAGCTAGCTCGTGAGCGAGTGTCGATCGCTCGACCGAAGCCCTTAATCCAGCTCTGATCCAGATATGTCTTCCGTCGGTTGCGCCCAGCGCGCCCGAAAGATCTTTCGTATAGGAAACGGGGGTCCCCATAGCCTCAGCGAGCAGATAAGGGTCTACAGGACCTTGTAGATTCTCCGCGCCCGCCTCAAGCGCGCTCCTCCACTCCTCCTCATTGAATCGTTTAAGCACACATTGAGGATAAGCTCAGATAAGGTCGTTTTCAGAAAGTTTCCTGAACAACAAACGTGGTGTTACCCACACGCCAAATCTACTCCTGAGGCTCCTCACCAAGACTGTCAAGAAAAGCATCTTCTCGCGATTCAGGAGAGTCATCTACGCGCCGCGCCGCAAGAGAAACCTCCCAATCGTCAGGCAGCTGCAGGCCAACTTCTGAGCCTGTAGCGGCTCGCGTCTCGGCCTCGGCGAGACGCGCCTCAGCCTCCGCAAACAGCCCGCTCGCACTCTTTCCCAGCGCATGAGCAATTGAAAACAGCTGGCTAAGACTGACATCCCTCTTGCCAGTAAAAATACGTGAGATCTGCCCCTGCGACACGCCGCTTTTCTTCGCGAGAGCATTCTGGCTCAGGCCGCGTTCAGAGGCTAGTTCCTCTACGACTTCCGCGATCTTCTGCGCGAGATCTTCTGACTGGCTCATGCAGAAATTATGCCATTTGACATGCCAATACACAATAGAGCTTGACAAGCTATGCCAGGTGGCATAACTTAATGCCCATGACAAGTATTCCATTTGGCATAAGCGAAGAAATCCGCGCGGAACTCGGAAGACAAAAACTCTCATTCAGCGATCTTTCGAAGGCAAGCGGGATCTCCTATGACTCCATACTCCGAAAAATCAACCACCAAAGCCGCTCGCTATCCCTAGACGAATTCATCGCGATCGCTAACGCCCTCAATATCCACGCCTCCGAACTCATCGCAAGAGCTGAACAAGCGCTCGCGGCTTCTGAGGGCGAGGTGGCGTGATGGGCGTGAACAAGGTGATCAATACGCATGCGTCAGATCTTCGCGACGAAGTCGCCAAGATCATCGAGACCGACGGACCCGGCGGGTTCATTGAGGATTCCCTCGCCGAGTGTATCGAGCAGACGGTTCTCTGTATCGGCCTACTAGGATCCCCGGCCGCGGTGATGACACTGCCCTCCAATCTCATCCACTCCACACAGAAGCAGCTGCTCGAAGTTCAATCCGCACTCATCACACGGCTACAAGACCTCACGACCATCGCAGCCAACAGGCTGACCGCAAGCAGCGACGACACCAAGGGAGACCCTGAAAAATGATGAAGAAATTCGCCACCATCAAAGAAGCAGCCGAAGCCACCGGCCTCAGCCCACGAGCACTGCGCGTCTACATCGCCTCCGGGCAGATCCGCGACTGCCGCAAGATCGGCAAGCACATCCTCATCCCCGTCGAGCAGATCGAACGAATCGGCAAACCTCTCGCCACAGCGCAGTCCCTGAGAGGGAGCGCAGCATGACCCTCCCAATCCCCAACTGCGAAACCGCCGACCTCGACACGCCAGACCTCGGCGACGACTACGCACTCCAAGACCCCGACAGCGGCGTCATCATCCTCATGGCCTCCCACGTAGAGCTGGAGAAGTGACCTCATGAAACACCAGTTATCCCCCTTCCAAGACTTCCTGCGCTTCACGACAGCAATCCTGCTCCTCGCAAGCGCGTTCCTCATCGCATGCGCACTCTGGGCACCGGACAACGAAAACGGAATCTCCCTCTGGTGGGCGCTCGCTGCCATCGGATGTGCAGTGCAGGGAGGCCTCATGATGCGCGCAATCCTCAACGAGGAGGACACCCAAGGAGATCGACGATGAATCCGAATCAAGTTCTTTCCATTCTCGTCCGCGATTGGATGAAGCGTCAGAGGCTTTGCACGCGAGCCGCTGCGAAGCGTCTCGGAATGGCCGAGATGAGCTTGTGGCGTCGCGTCAACGGCCACCGCCAGTGGCGTGCAGACGAACTGCTGAGGCTCAGCGATGAGGGGATCCACGTATCGAGCGAGCTTTTCCACGCTCTCGTCGACGAGGAGGAGATCTCAGCATGAGCGAGCAGAAGAGCATCGGCGAATGGATGGAGGACGCGCTTTGCAGGCGTCTTGGCCTCCCAACGGACATTTTTTTCGAGGGGCCGATGTACGACCCCATCACAGCCAAGCAGGCGTGCAGGAATTGCCCGGTATGCCGCGAGTGTCTCGAATACCAACTCCGCTATGAGGCGCGCGGTACAGCGCAGACTGCGGGAATTTTCGGATGCCTGACAGCGGATCAGCGAGGCCCACTGCGTAAAAAGCTTCGGGAAGCAATGAAAGAAACAAGGAAGGGGAAGCGCTCATGAGCCGCGGCAAGGTTTACATCTCAGGCCCTATCACAGGGATCGATTTCGGAAATCGCTTCGCTTTCTCATGCGCGCGCAACGCGCTGGAGCTGTGCGGCTACGAGGTCGTCGATCCTAGCAAAGTTCAGCTCGACGACGAAGCGACGTGGGCAGATTACATGAAGGCTGATCTGAAGCTTCTTCTCGACTGCGATTACATCTACATGCTCGAGGGCTGGGAAGACTCCAAGGGCGCGCGGATCGAGCGCGAGCTCGCAGAGAATCTCGGGATCGAGGAAATCGACCTCGACGAAGAGAATGAGCGGGCTAAGCAGCGCGCGGGCGAAGACATCGGCGTCGATGAGTACTACGACCTACAGGTCGCGATGGGATTCGCTGACGCTGCGAAGCGCCTCGCCTCAGCCATCTCTCGCCTTGAGGAGGAAGCGGAATGAGTGGCGAAACAGTCATCACGATCGTCGGTAATTTGACCGCTGATCCGGAACTGCGTTGGACGCAAAGCGGAAGCCCAGTTGCGTCTTTCACGATCGCCTCCACGCCTCGGTCTTTCGATCGCCAGTCGGGTGAATGGAAGGACGGGGAGACCCTGTTCATGCGCTGCACCGCTTGGCGTGAAATGGCCGAAAACATCGCCGAATCCTTGCGTAAAGGCTCTCGCACTATGGTCCGTGGACGCCTCGTTCAGCGCTCTTTCGAGACTCGTGAGGGCGATCGGCGCACGGTCGTCGAGCTTCAAGCCGACGAGGTCGGCGTCTCTTTGCGTCACGCGCGCGCTCAGGTGACGCGCACAGGAGGCCAAGGCCAGCAGGGCCAGCCCGCAGCGGCCTCTGGCTTCGCTCCCGCTTCCGGGGAGCAGGAATCTTCTACCGGCTCGGATCCGTGGACAGAAGCAATGCTGCCCTCCGATCCTCCTTTCTAAGCGCGAAGGAGCGCCGAAAAATGATCGAGACCCTTTATCTAGTGATCCCTAAGGCTCAGTGGATTACAGCGAATCTTCGCTTGCATCCGATGGCTCGGGCGAAGCGTGTGCGCGCGCTGCGCAGACGCACAGCGATCGAGGCGCAGAAAGCAGCGATCTTCGCTTTCGGCGGAAAAGTCCGGATCACGGCGAAAATCTACGCGCGTTCGTCGCGTCGATTCGACCCGAATAATGCCGCCGACACTACAAAAGCGATGGTCGACGGTCTACGCGATGCGGGTGTGCTCATCGATGATGATCACACGCACGTGGTCGGCCCGGATCACCGCTGGGCAGGAGTCGACAGGGAACTCCCTGTCGGTGCGCATGCTGTCGAGCTGATCATTACCGAGGCAGGCACCGATGACTAGCAAGCCCAAACGGACCTGCCCTGAGTGCGGGGAGGCCGTCGGCGCGGGGATCGTCCGGCACCCGCGCTGCTTCCAAGAAGCTTTGGAGAAGCGTCTCGGGCCTGTGCCCAAAGCGAAGCTCGTGCCAGGGCGGATGTACCTCCTCAACGGCGGGAGGGGGTGAAGACATGGAAGTGAAGCGCGATCCGCGCGCTCCAAAGATTTGTGAGTCTTGCGGGGGCCTAATCAACCCAATCACAGGCGAGTGCAGATGCAGCGACTAGCAGAAAGACCCAGAAGAGAAAGGAGGAAGCCAGATGTCATGGGTGCGTGTAAGCGACGACGCGATGTCTCATCCACGTCTAATCGACGTGTATGAGGTAGAGGAAGGCTCGCAGACAAACCGACTTGAGGTCTTCGGTTTCTTCATGGGTCTAGCGACGTACTCTGCGAAGCAGTTGACTGATGGAATCGTGAGTAGGGGCGTGGCTTACAGCCTCGCGTCTCCCGAGCGCGCAGATCTGCTCCTGCGCGTCTGCGAGGCTCTCGGTCTGCTCGAGTGGGTCGAAGTCGACGGGCAGAGGAAGATTAAGCTCTTCACATCCGAAGACTTCATTCACCTACTGTCTAAAGCCGAGGTCGAAGCTCGTCGCAATCGCAGTCGTGAGAATCGCGATCCGAAGCTCAAGAGTGCGGTCATCTTCCGCGACGGAGACCTGTGCCGCTACTGCGGCGTTCCGGTCCGCTGGACAGGCCCGATTGGCTTCAGCTCAGGCACTCTCGATCACGTCGACCCGACGTCAGTCGGCTCTGCAACCGTCGACAAGCTCGTCGTCGCATGTCATCAGTGCAATAGCTCGAGGCAGGACGCGAGGTCAGAATTTGACGAAGCTCATCCGCTTCGCGATGTCCCAGCCGATCCTTATTACAGTCAGTGGTCGGCAGAATTCCTCACACGCAACGGCTACGAGGTCCAGCCTTCCTTGGAACCGCCGAAGCCCATCTCCTCAGACGCGCAGAAGACCTGCGACGTCCCGGGAGAGGCCACAGGTGTTGATCCGGAAGGCACAGAGCGCGCACAAGCAAAGCGCAGGGTCGATCCCGGCGAGACTGATCATCTCGCGTCCGCGGATCCTCACGCCAAGCTATGCAGCGCTCCCTCAGCCGCCGAGGTAGATCCCGGCGAGATCGATCATCTCGCGTCCGCGGATCCCTCACGCGAACCAAGGAAGATTCTGCCACCACCGACTGCGAGTCCGAACCGAGTCCGGACTCAGTCCGGACTCAGTCCGAACTCTAGTTCAACCGTGAGGGGTATCAAAGCGAATTCTCTCGGGTCGGGTCGGGTCGGGTCGGATAGAGGCCGGGTAGAGGCCGGGCAGGAACCGGGCAGGAACCGGGCAGGAGCAGGGCCGGGCAGAGACCGGGTAGGGGAAGCCCAGCCTTCTCCACAGGGCAAGTCAAGACGCAGACGTAAGAGGAAGTGACCTCATGGGTGAATTCTGCCCAATTACAGGAGAGCCTCTGCAGCCAGGGCAATCGGTTAGCAGGGGAGCAGTCCGGAAATTCCACACATACATCAAGACACTCCCTTCCCTTATGGCTGACGTTGATTACGCGATCGCAGCAGCCCGAGGAGACGGAGGAGGAATACAGGCATGCATGCCCAAAGCGCCGATTAATCTCGCTCTTCTCGACGAAGCAGCAGAGATGACCGACGCGATCAACACATGGGCAGTTGAATGGCTGACACACCTGTCGGGGGAGGCTCCTCGGATCTTCATCGCAGGGGATTGGACCTTCATCTCGAGGATCTTCTCCTGCCAAGAAGGGAAGTTCTCACGCTGGGATGACGCTCCTGCCTGTATCGACGAGATTATCTACGTCCTCGATCGTCTCGAGTACTTGATCTCGAAGCCTTCGCCGACAGAGAAGATCATGATCCGCTGCGGAGACTGCCAGCTCTTCTACTCCGTACCGACGTCGAAGCTCGCGAGCCGATGCCCATCCTGCGGGACGCAAGTAGATACAGAGGAAGGTCGCGATCGCTGTCTCGAGGCCCTCTACGACGTCCCCGTATCGCTTGGCGAGGCCGTCCTAGCGTGCCGACTCTACGGAATCTTCTTGAAGATCGAGACCGTCCGTTCATGGGTCAAGCGAGGCCATTTGGCCGCGAGCGCGGAGACCTCGACGGGCAGGGGGTTGTTTACTCCGCGTTCGGTTGTCGAGGCTTCTTTGGAGAGGGGTCGTTGAAATGGAGCATGGGGAGCGTGATCTTCTGCAGGAGCAGGGTCCGATTATTCCTTTGCGTTTTTCTTATGCGGTCGAGCACCCGGGCGGGGACGTGGTCGAGTGGTTCTGGGAGGGGCCAATGGTGCATGGGCGCGAATTTGATCTCTTGGATCAGCTTTGGGCGTTTGAGATGGCTGTCAGGTATGAGGCGCGTCGCGTGGCGAAAGCGGAACCGCTGGCGTTTAAGAAGTTTCAGAAAGTGAGAAAGACATGGTAGACATGACGGCTTGGGCGGAGCTTCGCGAATCGCTTCGTGAGGCTTTGGATGCTTTGGAGACCGCTAAGGAATTGATTCCGTGGGAGTATGCGCACCTTTGCCCGGAGCGCGTGTCGCTGCGTTTACGCGGCGCGTCTGTACAAGTGAGCGAGGCTTTCGCTCTTGTGAGCAAGGTCCTTGAGGGCGGCGATGCAGCATGATTCCAGTGGTCGATCTTTTCGCAGGCGCTGGCGGCTTGACTGAGGGCTTTGCGTCTTTGGTCGACGCCGATGGCCTGCCGGTGTTTCAGCCGGTCATGTCGGTTGAAAAAGACCCGGATGCTTGCGAGACTTTGCGTCTGCGCGCGTTCCTTAGTCGAATCGCAGATAAGGAGCAAGGGCTACCGTGGGAGTATGAGCAGTTTTTACGCGATCGCGATCCGCGAGCGCTTGAGTGCTTGAAGAAACGCTTCCCGATTGCGTGGACTGGGGCGCGCTGTGAGGTTGTCGAGGCTGAGCTAGGGGATGCGGATGCGGCGTTGATTGAGATGGCTCGGATGCGTGTCGAGGCCGCTTCCCCGTCTGGGGTGTGGGTTTTGGCTGGTGGGCCTCCCTGTCAGGCCTATTCGACGGCGGGGAGGTCTCGGAGGAAGCATGATCCGTCGTATGCGGGGGATCCGCGGCTGCGGCTGTACGAGTCGTTTATGAAGTTCGTCCGGATGCTTTGCCCTCCGGTTGTGGTCTTTGAGAATGTCGTGGGGATCTTGTCGGCTAAGGTCGACGGGGAGCCGGTGTTCTCGAGGATTGTTCACGATTTCATGAGCGCTGGTTATAGCGTTCGTTCGGTTGTTGATCCGTGCCCGGAGGTCGCACGCGATTATATTGTCGAGTCGGAAAAGTATGGGATCCCGCAGGCGCGGCACCGCGTGATTCTTCTTGCTGTCAGGCGTGGTCGTGGCTTGCACCCGGGGGTCTTGCGTGAACGCAAGACTGCGACGGTGCGTGATGCTTTGGTTGGTTTGCCGAAGCTCCACGGGGTTGTCAGTTATCCGCAGGGGACGTGTCTTCCTCGCTTCGAGGAGTGGAAGAAGCTTGCGCCTGAGCCGATCGCGAAGATTGTCAGGGACGCGATGATCGCTCCGTATGCGATCTTGTCGGAAGCGAATGAGATTGTTCGCGGCCAGGGCAAGCTTTCCGGATGGTACCGAGGCAAGCTTGGTGGCTCGAAGGCCCTTGAGGGGCACGCGGCTCGTACAGTGCGCACGGTAGATATAGAGCGGTATATGTTTGCCGCTGCTTTCGCGCAGGTCAAGGGAAGGTCTCCTCGGCTCGAGGAAATGCCTCGGTGCTTGTGGCCGAATCACGCGAACCTCGATGACATCGACGGGGATTCGCGGCCAGCCTTCAATGACCGCTTTTATGTGCAGGCATGGGGGAAGCCATCCTCAACCGTGACGGCACACATCGCGAAGAGCGGGCATCACTTCATCCATCCGGATCCGCGACAGCACCGGAGCTTGACGCTTCGTGAGGCCGCGCGCCTCCAGACCTTCCCTGATGATTTCGTCTTCATGGGGACCAAGACTGCTCAGTTTCGGCAGGTCGGGAATGCTGTGCCTCCGCTACTCGCGCAGCAGATCGCGCAGGTCGTCGCCAAGACCCTCGGAGTTGATTCCTATGGATACTTTGACAGCCTCGAAGGCGAAGACAGTGAGGAGGAAGCGGATGCGCCGAAGCTGCGGGGAGTGGATATGTTCCTCGATGCGATTTACGAGTTCACAGACGGGATCAACGGCATGTTCGTTAAGGTGGCAGAAGGTCTTGACAAACTGGGTGCACCGCGCTAGTTTGATAGCGTAGCGTTACAGCTGTAGGAAAGCCTGTCTCGAGAGAAAACGAGGCAGGCTTTTCTCATACCCTCCGGGGTCCTCCCACTGAGGTGGGGGGAGGGTCATTTTGGGTAGGGGTCTCGCAAATACCCCGGAGGGGTAACGCTGTTTTCCCAGTCCGCCTGCGCGCGGGCTCGTAAGCCACACTATCGAAGCCGCAAGCCTTCCGGCAGGAGACGGAGGGGCAGGGATGTCACGCACCGGGACAGCTCAATACTTCCACTGGAGGAAGCGAGTCCTCACCGAGGCGAAAAATCGCGGCGTCACGCACTGCCCTTTCTGCCATTGCCTTCTCGACTATGAGCGGACTCGGCTTCCAAATTCCGCAGAGCCGGATCACATTCTCCCAGTTCGCTGGGGCGGAAAGAATACTCTCGATAATGGGCGCGTGATCTGTCGACGATGCAACCAGTCGCGCGGATCCAACGTTGCGCCGAAGCTTTCCAAGCCGCGACGATCGTCGGTTGATGTCGATTGGTAATCGATTCGAGGCCTTTTTAAGGCTTTTCGCCTAAAACGGCCTTGTTGGAAACGTTGGAATTTCGCGGTTTTGGGGGCACCACCCCCTCCCACCACCTCGGACTAGCGCCCACGAGGTATAGCGGGATACCCCCCCGTTATTTCGGGCCGTGACCTCGAAAACTGGTCGGAGGGCCTGAACGGTCGGCAGGGGATCGCGTGGGGCGCCTGCGGGGTATCTCAGGTTAGCGCTCGCGGCCTTTTGGCTTAAATACAAGGTTTTGGGGGTGTTTTGGGTTGGCGAAGAAGAAAAAAGCAGAAGACTCGAAGCCCGCTTTCGACCCCCAAGAGGCCCGGCTTCGTCTCCTCGAAACGACCCTCGTCTCGATCGAATACGCCGACGCGGGCCAGCGCGCGTCCCTCGTGCGTGAAGCCAGGGCGCTCATCACCGATATCGCTGGCGTCCAGAAACCGCAGGTAGAAGCGGAATCGACGGAGGAGGGCAGCGCGGTTGTCAACTTCCAAGAACGATTGGCTAAACAGCGCTCAAGCTCCGCGGCTCCACGTCGCCGCCGATCGTCGGGCTAAGAGCTTCGGTCAGCTGGCCGGGGACTTTGCCTCGCAATTTGGCCTGACTCCGGATGCTTGGCAAGATCTTGTGCTCGAGGATTGGCTCGCTGCGAATGGCCGTGACGAGTGGAAGCATCCGATCGCAGGGCTGTCACTTTCTCGCCAAAACGGGAAAAACGCCTTGATTGAAATGCGCGAGCTTTTCGGCCTCGTCCTCCTCGGGGAGAATATCCTCCACTCGGCTCACGAGGTCAAGACAGCTCAGGCCCATTACAGGCGCTTCAAGGAATTTTTCGGCGTCAAAGCCAATGACGAGAATGCCCGGTATCCGGAGCTAAACGCGATGGTCGAGCAGGTTCGGAATGTGAACGGCCAAGAAGCGATCATCTTGAAGCGTGATCCTGAGAAGGGGTGGCACGGAGGCTCGCTGCGAGTCATCGCACGGTCGAAGTCATCGGGTCGTGGTTTTACTGCAGACCTCATCGTCTTAGACGAGGCGCAGGAACTGACCGAGGACGCGCTCGAAGCTTTGACGTCGACAGGCTCTGCTGGTCACCTCGGGAATTCACAGGTCATCTACACGGGGACAGTGCCCGGCCCGAATGCCAACGGCGCGATTTTCGCGCGCATCCGCGACCAAGCTTTATCGGAACATCCCGGCGCGATGTGCTGGCATGAATGGAGTCCAGATCCGGACGCTCCGGTGAATCTCGATGACGTCGAGCTGTGGAAGGCTACGAATCCGGGCTTCGTTGCAGGACGAATCAAGAAGGCTTTCATCGAACTCGAGCGCCAGACCCTGAGTGATGAGGGCTTCGCTCGCGAACGCCTTGGCATGTGGCCTGCGCACGCGGGCGCGTCGCGCGCGATCGACCCCACGACATGGACAGCGTCCACCGCGGACGCTCCCGCCGACGGCATCCGCAGTTTCGCTGTTGCTTTCAGTGCCGACGGTAAGCGACAGGCCCTCGCGGGAGCGTTGAAGACTGGCAAGGGCTTGGATACGAAATTCCATATCAACGTGATCGATACGTTTACCGGGGCAACTGATGACGGAGTTTCGGCTGTGGCCTCATGGCTGGCCGACCGTAAAGACCGCGCGGCACAAATCAACCTCGTCGGCGGCTCTGGAGCGCTCGCGCTCGCGGATGCTCTGGAAGCCCGAGGCGTCTCAAAACGCATCGTCCACATCATGACGACCAAAGAGTACTTCCAGTCTTGCTCACTGCTTTTCGAGGGCCTGCGGGATGGCCGGATCACGCATCCCGAGGGCGATCCAGAAGACGCTCTCAACAGCTCCGTGGCCGTCTGTGACAAGAAAATCCGTTCGCGCGATGGCTCGTGGGGCTGGGAAGCCTCGACCCCAGACGGCGACGACACACCTCTCGAAGCAGCGTCCGCAGCCGTCCTAGCAGCCAAGACAACGAAACGTCGACCCGGGAAGAAAGCGAGGGCTTTGTGACAGCGAAGAAATTTATGATCGCGACTCCCGTCGCTTTCCAAACACCTAACGTTTTAGGGCTCACGGGGCCAGAGCTTGAAGCCCTCGGCCAGCTCATCGAGCTTTGGCGAGTAAAGCAGCCGCGGAACCGACTGCGACAGGCTTACTTGGATGGGATCGTCCGTCCAGACAATCTGAATATTGCGGTTCCCGATGACATGGTCGAGCAGCTCGGCGCGGTTATCGGCTGGCCGCGGAAAGTGGTCTTCGGCCTGTCAGACCTTCTCATCTGGGACGGAGTGACCGCTGCGGGCGGCGAGGAGAATCCTTTCGGCATCAACGACCTGCTCGCTGAGACAAGCTTTGATCTCGAGATCGCGCAGACGATCCCCTCGAGCCTCACGCACAGCGTCGCTTTCCTCACGCTCCGTCAAGGCGTAGGACCGGGCGAACCGAGCGTGATCATTCAGGGACACTCTGCAGACTGGGCAACCGGCTTGTGGGACCGCGTCCGGCGACGCCTCTCCTACGGCCTCACCATTGACGACGTCGATGATGCGGGACGACCGACACGAATGACGCTTTATACGGTTGATTCGACCTACGTCATCGTGCCACGCACCGATGGCAATTGGGAAATCGTGCATGCCGAACTACACGGCCTCGGCGCGCCCATGATGGAAGCCCTTCCTTTCGAGCCATCCCTCGATCGACCTCTTGGGCGCTCGCGGATTTCCCGAGACGTCATGAGCATCACCCAACGGGCCATGCGAACGGTCCTGCGGGAGGAACTTGCGACTGAGCTTTTCACTGCTCCGGGAATCCTCCTCTCCGGCGTCGACTCCGACCTGATTGACGATCTTCGGTCGTGGGATTGGAAGCTGGGTACGGTCAAGACCATTTCTAATGGTGAGGAACCGGAAGGCCCGAAGGTCACCGTGCTCCCTCAGCAGTCGTCTCAGCCTTTCACCGAGCAAATGCGCGCCTTGGCGACCGAACTGGCAGGTGTGTCCTGCCTGCCTGTCTCCTCGCTCGGAGTCGTGCAGGATAATCCCTCCTCGGCGGAGGCACTCTACGCGGCTAAAGAAGAGCTGGTCATCAAAGCGAAGAACGCGCAGCGCGTCTACGACGGTGCGCTCAGCCGTATTTATATGCACGCTGTCATGCTCCGCGACGGCCTCGACGAGGCACCCGATGGGATCCGCACTCTTGCGACGCGCTGGGGCGACCCGGCGCACCCGTCGATCGTCTCCCAGTCGGATGCGATCGTGAAGCAGGTCGCGGCGATGCCCTGGCTCGCATCGTCCCCGGTGATCCTCGAGGAGCTGGGATACAGCTCATCTCAAATTGCGCGCCTCATGTCGGACAAGCGACGCGCCGAGGCCTCGGGCCTGCTGGAACGCCTGCAGTCCTCGCGGTCTGCGCAAACGAGCGAGGCTCCTGCGGTCGAGGCTCCTGCTCCAGTCTCGGGGGGGCACTAACCACCGAGCAGGCTAAATCCGCTTTCGACGCTCTCGGCGTCGCGGTCCGAGCCGGTGTCGACCCGAATTCGGCGCTCGAGGTCCTCGGTATCCCAGGTGTGAAACTTACCGGCGCAGTCCCCGTCTCACTGCGTCTTCCCGAAGCCGATACGAAGACCCTCGAAGACAAGTAAAGAAGGGGGAGTGAGGCGCTGTGGATTTCCTCGACGTCCAGAAACTAGCCGACGCGAACCGCAGCGCCTCGCGCCTCGCATCCAGTCGCGTCGCAGAGCTGTGGGAGAGCCTTGACGGTCTCGACGAGGACATGCTGCGCGACGTCTTGGACGAGCTTTTCCCACGCCTCGTCGAAGAACAAGCCCAACTCGCGGCCTCGGCGACGCTCGAGTGGTATGAGGACGCGCGATCGGCTGCAGGCATCAAGGAAGCTTACTCTCCTGAGATGCCCGCAGAGCTAATCGATTACTCGAGGACTAGCAAGGTCGTCGAGGAGGCTGTCAGTGCGATCGCGCAGCGCGGACGCCTCGCAGCGGTGGGCATCCTCCAACGCCGAGCCAAGCAGCTCGTCAGCTCCGCAGCGCGCGAAACCGGACTGCACGCAGCGCGCCACGATCCGGCTAAGCCGCGGTATGCCCGCGTACCCGCGGGAGCGACAACCTGCGCTTGGTGCCTCATGTGGGCAGGGCGAGGCTTCGTCTACAAGAGCGAAGAGACAGCGCAATTCACGCGCTCCCACGCCGACTGCGACTGCCAAATCGTCCCCGCATGGTCCAATAAACCAATCATCCACGGATACGACCCGAGCGAATTTGAGGCCATGTACAAGGCCGCCCGCGATGAACTAATCGATCAAGGCTTTGCTGCCCTCACAGATGATGTGCACTCTCTTACCGCTGCTATTCGCCTTCTTTACGGCGATAGAGTTAGCGATGGCTATAAGAGGCCTTGTATTAGCGAAAACGGGTTCTATCGCCTCGCAGACGGAAGCGAGCTGAAGCTTGGTCCACGAAACGTGAGAACAACGCAGGCGGTGATTGATCACATTCTCCAAGGGACAACAAAAGCAAATGGGAAGCGCACGGGCGGACACTCATACAGGCAGGTCAAGCGCGAAATGAGGCCAGGACAAATCGCCTTCCCAAGAACCTGGAGCGACACAGACATTATCAGGGCCGCGTTTCTAACAATTACCAATCCGACGTCTCTTAGGGTCACGCAACAAGGGCGCCGAATTTACGCATACAGCACAGTTAATGGAGTGCAAGTGGCTACGCAGATAAGCGTGAAAGGCAAACACGCGACAAAAGGTGCAATAATTACTACACATCCAATTAGAGGCGTAGGCGTACTTCGCGCGTCAAATGGTAAATTGACACCAGTTGAGTGAGGGGAGTGATCATGACTGAGGCAATGTATACGGTCGAAGACCTTATCAAATATGCAGACAGCATCCTTCCTATTCCCGTTCTCGAAGATGAGGAGAGTAAGTTCCTTCTTGAAATAGGCGAGGACGAATCGCTCACG